ATTTTTGGCCGCCGCTTTCCCTTTCGACACTAAATTGCTTCCCCAAGTTGCTACTCTAGAAATCGCACCGCTTATAGCTCCATATATCTTACTCGGCAATGCCTTTACTCCGCTTACAACTCTGCTTAAAAAGTTTTTAGCGGCGGTAACTCCTTTAGAAACCAGCTTGGCACCCCAAGACACTACTTTGGGAAGGACCTTTGTGATTATATTGTAGTATTGCGTTGGTAAAAATGTAATTGCCTTAATAACTGCTTTTAAAAATCCTTTGGCTACACTTCCTCCTTTGCTTACTAGCTGTGTTCCCCACTTGGTAACTCCTTTTATTATACTAGTAACAAGTTTTAGAAATTTTGCTGGCAGTGAAGCAATACCACTAATCACATTTTTGCCAAAATTCACAACTGCATTTACTGCGTTCTTAAATCCATTCGGAAGTGTGGTGGTGAAAAATTGGACAACTGTATTTACAAAGCCACCTATAACTGCTTTGGCCGCATTAAAGACTTCCAGCACCTTATTTCTAAACTTTTCATTTGTAGCGATAAGCGCTACAATAGCCGCAACCACAGCCGCAATAGCAGTGATAATTAAGACTAGTGGGTTGGCGTTCAAAACTGCGTTTAAAATTCCCTGTGCCACGGCTTGTGCTTTTGTGGCTAGTTCCCATCCTTTTATAATTCCGACAAGCATCTGGAGATTTCTCACAAACGTTGCAATTTTATTAATTATAAAAATTGCTCCAAATGCTGTTCCGACTCCTGTAATAACGGGAATAAGAGTATCTAGATTTTTTGTGCAATAGTCTACAAAGTTTTTTATACCCGGTAACAGTTTTTGTGCAATAGGATATAGTACATCGATCTGTATACTGCGGCCTATTTTGGTAAACTCGTTTCTTATGTTATCAAATCTTTTATTTTGTAAGTCTTCCATTGAATTTTTAGTTTTATCTATAGCCCCATCTGTATCTTTCATCGCTAAAATAGCTTTTCCGCCTGTATCTTCCCACATACTTCCAAAGAGTTGGACTCCTAACTTATTCTGTTTAATCGGATCTTTTACTTCGCTTAGCCCTGTCATCACTTTTCCAAAAGCTTCTTTTGCACTTTTTCCGCCCTTACCAAATGCTTTCGTTGTTTCTTCCACATCTAGTCCCAGAGCCTTAAACGCATCATTTGCGGTGCCGTCTTTAACATTTATAGAAAAATCATTCATGGCATCACCAAGTTTATCTATGTCAAATACCCCGGCATCTGCTCCTTTTTTCAGCATGTTAAACATATCTGTTGCAGAAAGACCCATTTGTTGAAACTTAGGTCCATATTCATTGATTACATCAAGGAGATTTCCGTTTTTATCAAGGCCTGCTTGAGCTCCCTGGACAAGTAAATTAAATGCTTCCGTAGATTTAATACCGAACTGCGTCATCATTTGGTTAACCGTCCTTACAGACTCACTAACATCGAATCCAAACGTATCCCTTAATGATATAGCTTTATCAGTTAATTCCTTTAACTTGCTCGGATCAGTTTCCTTCAACTGCCTTTTTACCTCTGCCATAGCCTCCGCAACATCCGTAATGGACTCTCCAGCTCCGCTTTTATAAAGGCTAAGAATCTCTTTTTTAAACTTCGCCATGGCTTTTTCAGAAACTCCGGTAGATGCCTGGAATTTGCTCATCGCCTCATCGCCTTCAAGCGTAAAGTCTTTTAAACTATTTAAAACAGTTTTTATTCCCTCCGCCAACACTCCTACAAATGCTCCCGCAACCAATCCAATGGCATCGTCTAAACCCTTTAATCCGCTTTTTATTTTTTTCAAAGAAGATTCATAATCCTTAATCTCTCGTTCTGTCCGACTAACAGCCGCCTGCTGATTTAACATTGTCACCCGCATCCGGTCTGCGGCTTTTTCATTGGCCAACTGCTCCTTCTCTACCCCATTCAGAGCCGTTTTTAATTCCTGGGCCTTCTTGCTGTTCTCTCCAAACTGCCGGACTTCCTCCTGGTATTTAGCCTTTAATTCCTCTGCGCGTTTTCCGTTCTCCTGCTGAGCCTGTTCAAGCTGTTGCAACTGTTTTTGATAGTTGGCAAGCTTGCTCTTTTGGGCTCCCAGAACACTGTTTAACTGTGAAAGCTTTGCTTCCACTCCTTGCGTAGTCTTCTGCCAGTCTTCCATCCCAGCCGATGCCGCTTTAAATTGGGCATTGGCCAGCTTGATGGACTGATTGGCTTCACTGATCCCTTTTTTCAGATCAGAGATATCTACTTTAAATTTTGTTGTGATCGGTTCATTCTGTGCCATATACTCATCCTTTCTTTACCACCAGCCTTCATTGTCCGATGCATAGACTCTCTTTACCTTCTCTGGTTCTTCTTCGTACTCGTTCATCTCATCGTCCACCTTCTTCGTGTCGATATACAGCGTGAACACATCCTCCGCCGGCGCATCGTCGACCATGAAAGGCGTAAAGGCCGGATATTGCTTACATAGATAGTAATTGATATTAAAAAACAGCATAGTTAAGGACGGCGGTTCCCCGCCGCCCTCCTCTAGTTTTTTTCTTTCGGAAGGCTGTTCACCTTATCCACCACAAACTGGAGAAGTTCTTTGAACAATGGGACAAAGTCCATGATATCCACCTGGTCCAGTTCGTCATCTGTAAGGTCTGGAAAGATGCTCTTTACCAGATCCTCAAACGGTTCAATGCATTGGAGCACCATTCCTGCAATCCCAATCTCATCTCCTCCCTGGATCTTGTCCAGGTCGATGATTTTTACAAACCGACGGATAATCTTATAAGGGATTCTTACCTCTTCTGTCTCATAGGCTTTGATAACGGTTCCTTTTTCATCTCTGATATTTAACTTCATCCTCTGATCCTTTCTATGTAGTCTTTGTATAGGTCACTTCCAACACAGCACTGTCTGCCATTTTGTCTTTCACGGCAAACGCTTTAATGGTCGTCGTCGCTGTAATCGCGATCGGCGCCGTATACTCTGTGCTGGCGGTAGTTGGGTTGCTTCCATCTGTCGTGTAATAAATCTGCGCTCCTGCCGTCTGACAGTTTAACGTAACATCGACGCTGTCCCCGGTAAAGTTCTTCTCATCCGGGGATGCCGTCGGTGTTGCTACAGGAGCTAGGCTTTTTTTGTCAGCGTATCAATCGTAGTTACCTGGTCAAAGAATGTAGAGAAATCTACTTTATCCATTCTCTCATCTACCACCAGGGCCTTTGCAGTCCTTCCTGTCTTAGTAAATTTGTGAGTTGTATTGATTCCAGTAAAGGTTAATTCCACATCATTAGAATCTGTGGAATCATCTTCTGTTGCTGAGGTCTCTTCTGGGATCGCAAAGGTTCCTTTATAGCGCCATACATAACGTCTCTTTCCATCTGTGCCCTTTGTGATGTATCCAATAGCAAAATAGTCATTGTCTCTCTCTCCTTCGACCATAGCCCCTGTGGTCTCGTCATAATACTGACCAGTGATTTCCGCATAAACATCCAAAGATGGCGGTGCTACTCTCAGTGTTACTTCATCACTTCCTGTGGAATTGGTTACGATCATCGGCTGGTTGTCATAATAATCTGTTGCACTGTCTGATTCTGTGGATTTTCCAATCTCTCCAACGGGAGATAACGGTTTCACAGGGCCGGTCACATATCCTCCGCCCTCTGCCTCATTGTTATCTGTCGTGACTTTTGCATAAACCAGTCCTTCTACACCACGAAATTTAAAAACTTCACTCATTTTTGTTCCTCCTTATAATTCTCAATAAAATATACCGTCATTACTTTCCCCGTATGTGATGGTTCATCACAGCTTAGGTCAAACGGAGCATGACCTAGGATAAATCCCTGTTCCTTTAGTTTCTTTCTTGCCTGCCTTGGTACTGTTTCTGTCAAAGCTGGGTCCGTAGAATAAAAATAGACCCAATATCCAAGATCGCACGAGACCGCATCATTGTCATAATGGTTCTCATCTCCTTGGAACTGCCAGAAGGTAAAGAACGAGGCTGGGTAATCCTCACCTTCTGTCAGAGATCCTTGCAGATAAACATCATATCCAAGGCCTTCTAATGTCTCTATTAGCTTCTCCCTCAAATCCCCAACCTCCTTATCTCGTTATAAAAAATTTCTTCCACTGCATCGTGGACCAGTTGCTTCGTCTTGTTTCCATATACCGCATTGTATAGCTTTCTGTCTGGAGTCATTTTTGGTGTTCCATACATCAGAAATACAGAAGGCAGGCCTCCATTAGGAATATCGAAACCAATATCGACACTTCCTACGGAACCTGCCCACTCTATATGCGGCGATGTTACAATACTCTCTGCGGTGATCCCCCGATCATTATGCGGCGCCATGGCGCTTTGGATCTTTGGAGTCACCAGCTCAAATGTTTTGGCCAACGCTTTCTCAGAGACCTTTTTCGTGTCTCCTTCCATTTTCTTTAGCCTGTTTATCACATCGTCAAATCCGTCAAACTCTAATCCCATTTTCGCCATGTGCACACCTTCTTTCTATGGACCTCCCTTGATCCTTCGGACTTTAAAGACTGAATACTGATGCCGCTGTTCGATATCTTCCGGCTCTCCAAGGATCTCATAGACCTTGTTTTCTGCATATACCAAAGCAACTCGCCCGCCGGAGTCAAACATTGGATCATACCATGTCTCTACGCTCGCCGTATCTTCTACGGCATAGACTCCATTCTTTTGTACATCAGTTCCGCCATAGGTTTTAAAACTCCCGTAGAATAAACGTTTGTCACCATACTTTTTTGTGGCGACTCCATTAATTCGTTCTGTCCCTATAACAGGAAAATAATATAAGGGAGTATTAAACCGTCTGTTCAATTCATACATAAATTACCATCCTATTACCAAATACCTTAAAACATCTGTTTTGTCATAGCTTCGAGTCCCATTATCATCATAGTTAAATCTGTTTCCCGAAATCTTAATAGGTGAGTCAGTTTTCTCTGCTGATGACATATCATATGCCCAAAATGTTAAAAATGGCTCATTTGCCCATGTTGTATAAGCAATAATAAATCTTGGTGTATATGGAAATGTAATCGCGCTTGTCACACAGCGCCAGTATTCATACTGGCTATTCCATGTTTGCGTTACTGTAAAGTTAGTGTTCTTTGTATATATAATTGGTTTATAAACCTTGGAAATCAATTGATCCCACGTCATGCTTGCTGTGGCTCCATTGCCAATGGCGGCCGCAAGCTTGCTTTTCCCGTCACTGGCATTTTGAAAACACTCGTTTACCGCGGCCACAAGACTTGATTTATCTGTTGTCCTCAAACTTGCTAATGACCCTGTTTCCGTTTTAGGAGGCACTTCAATTTTGTTTTTGTTTTCGTCAAATCCATAAGTTGCCACAACTACTCACCTCCCTGGCTCTTTAACGCAAGCTGGCTGGCCCGCATCATGAAATAATCACTGAGGCGGG